CCATAGAGATGTATTTTTTAATATGGATGAAAAATATGATTCTTTTAAAAAACCTGGTAAGATATTCAACTATTCAAATAAATTTTTTGATACTATTGCTAAAGATACATTTTATGAACACTTAGTAACAAAAGATTCTACATCTAAAGAAAGTAATATAGAAAGAATAGCTGGCACTCGTGAAGCTTATTCCAATTTATTAAATAGTTATAAAATAGCCATTACAGTACCTGGTGACACAGAATTGAATGTAGGAGATGTTATAGAATTAGATCTTCCAGAAGCAGGAACAAGTGGTGATAGAGAGTCTAGCATGTATAGTGGAAGTTGGCTTGTACAAGCATTGACACATGTATGCGATAATGAAAAATTTAATACTACTTTAAGTTTATCTAAGGGTGGATTGAATCATGTACAAACAAAAATATAGGATTATATAATGGCTAAACAATATTCAGCAGGATCATTTGGTAATTTTCAATACTTTATAGGTGTAGTAGAAGACCGTAACGATCCAAACAAAATGGGAAGAATTAAAGTAAGAGCTTATGGAATACATCCAGATAATAAAGAAGATGTATCTACAGAGCAGTTACCATGGGCAATACCTATTATGCCATACACTAGTGCATCTACAAGTGGTGTAGGATTAAGTCCTACAGGACCAGTAGAAGGTACATGGGTCTTTGGTTTTTTTGTAGATGGAAAAGAATTTGGTCAACCAATGATACTTGGAACATTACCTGGTGCACCAACAGACCCATCTAAACCTGATTTTGGTTTTAATGATCCTAATGGAATATATCCTATAATAGATACACCTGGAGAGTCTGATGTTAATGCATTAGCTAGAGGAGAAGATATAGTTGAAAAAAAATTAGACATTAATACAAGATCTGGAGAAGATACTTTAGATGCTAAAATTATTTACAGACAACTAGATGTAGCTAAAGCTGTTCCACCAAGAATGAAATCTACTAAAGATGGAGCTCCTGTAGGTAAAGATCCTAGCACATATTGGAATAGAGACACATGGAATGAACCTAATCCAAGATATGGTGGTCAAGTATATGGACAAAAAGATCCCTACAATTTATTTGATGTAAGAAGTAAACAAGCCAAACCAGAGTACGGTACTGAATCTAAGTATCCACTTAACCATGTTAATGTTTCAGAATCAGGTCATGTATTTGAAGTAGACGATTCACCTAAAGCTGGAAGAATACATCAATACCATCATAGTGGCACGTTCACAGAAATACAACCTAATGGTACAAGAGTAACAAAAATTATTGGTGATGATTATCAAGTAGTATTGTGTGATAAAAATATGATGGTTAATGGTAATGTAAATATAACTGTTAACCAATCTGATCTTAGATTGTATGTTAATAAAGATAAAAAAACTCAAAAAGGTGGTGACATATATTTTGAGTGTGATGGTGACTTTAACCTTAATGTTAAAGGTGATATGATGACAAAGATTCAAGGATCAGAACACAAAGAAGTTATAACAGATAGTTCTACTCAAATTAATGGTAAAAGTGCTTACAGAGTTACTAAAGATATGAATACTATAATAGATGGTAGTAGCCAACTTAATGTTAAAGGTGACGAAAAAGGAACAATACAAGGTAAAAGAGACTACACAATTTTTAATAATGATAGTTTAAAAGTTCTAAAAAAGACATCAATAGTATCAACTGATGATATGAGTATTGTCTCTTCAAACAATATTAATGTTAAATCTACAAGCAATACCAATATACAAACAAGTGATAATTTAAATATAGATGCCACAACTAAAGTAGATATAGATGCTAATAGTAATATAGAATTAAATACACCAGCCAATGTAACTGTAGTTGGTGCAAGAATAGATTTAAATTAGGATAAAAGATGCCAATTAGTATACCAGATTTAAAAGCACAATTAGCAGCAGTTGGAGAAGCACCTGAACTTCAATTGCAAAAGAAGACGTTGGATGATGCTATGGCGTTAATGGATGATGTAGATTTTTCAGCATTATCTCCTGAAGATATAACAAGTCAATTTGATTCTGTTACAGATACTTTAACAGAACAAACAGAAGTACTTTCAGCAAAAGCAACAGCACTAGCTCCTAAATTAACATCTATGACAGAAAAAATGATGGAGACAATTGATACACCAGCTTTAGCAGATAGTTTACAAGGTGTCATGGACGGGATAGAAATACCTTCTATAAGTGGTGGTCTATCATTACCAACTGGTGGCTTTGATAAATTTACTACAGGGTTTGATGTACCTGGTGTAAGTAGTCTAGGTAATTTTGATGTTACATCTGCATTGGATGTAGCTAGTAATAAATTAAGTGAAGTGTCTATCTCAGGTTTTGATACTATGATGCCAGATATAGGTGCTGGGACAGCTGCATTAGGATTTGAAGTACCAGGTGGTCTTACAGAAGGTATTAGTGGAGGACTTGAAAATCCATTTAAAACATTTGGTAATTTTCAATTAAAAGATTCTTTTGATGCTTTAGGTAATCCAATACAAGAGTTAATTAAAAAAGGTGTACCTTCTATAGTACCAGGTTTTGATTCACGTGTAGAACCAATAGCTCCTGATATAGAAGCATTGAAGCCTAAAATTACAGATATGATTAATAAGTTGGGACCTTTATATCAATCTACAACAGAAGAATTGTCAGCTACAATAAAAGAATTAACTCCTGCTTTAGAATCTGCAGTAGAAGATTTAACACCTGCTTTAGAATCTGCAGTAGAAAATCTGACTCCTGCTCTACAAGAGTTAACAACCACTATAGAAGTTTAGCATAAATAAAAGATAAAGGTAGACCAAAGTATGTCAAAGACACAATCATTAACTGCAAACACAATAAAGAAAGTTGTTTATTCAGATTTCTTTACTGATTTCTCTGCGCATGCTGATAATGGTCAATTAAATAAAAAGACTAATGAAGATGCTGTTAAACAATCTGTAAGAAATTTATTACTAACTGATCGCTATGAAAGACCTTTCCAACCTGACATAGGTTGTAGTTTACGAAGGTTATTATTTGAAAATTTTACACCAGATACACAGCTATTAGCAAAAAAATATATAGAAGAAACCATAACCCAATATGAACCAAGAGCAATATTAATGAATATACAAGTTGTACCAAACATAGATGGTAATGCAATACAAATATCTATTCTTTTTAGAATAATAAATGCCACACAACCAACTAGACTAGAGCTCGTTCTCGAGAGGACAAGATAATGCCTACATCATCAAACGCAGAATTTATAGTAGCTAACCTTGAGTTTGATACTATTAAATCAAATTTAAAAACATATCTATCAAGTCAATCACTTTTTGCTGATCATGATTTTGAAGGTTCTAATATGAATGTATTGTTAGATGTACTTTCATACAATACATATTATAATGGAATATATCTTAATCATGTAGCATCTGAAATGTTTATTGATAGTGCTCAAATAAGAGATAGTATTTACTCACATGCTAAAACACTTAACTATCTTCCAACATCTTACAGATCATCCACTGCATATGTAGATATAACAATAACACCTGGTGATAGTCCTCACAGTATTAATATACCAAGGTTAACTAAGTTTACAACTACTGTTGGGGATAACACTTATACCTTTTCAACAAATTCTGCTGTGTCTGTATATTCTAATAATAGTTATACAGCATCTAATGTAGCAATACATGAAGGTGAGTTGTTAACAGAATTTTATAATACTAATGCTACATCTAACACATTCTATATTAATAATTTTGATGTGGATACAACGAGTCTTAGTGTATCAGTTAGAACATCTAATACAGATACAACTAATAGTGAATGGACAAGAGCTAATACATTATTTGATGTTACCAGCACATCTAATGTTTATTTCTTACAGCCTGCTGCAAATGGTAGTTATGAATTAGTATTTGGTAATGATACATTTGGAAGAAAATTAACTGATGGTAATATTGTAGAAGCGTCTTATAGAGTAGCAAGTGGTAATGAAGCAGACGGAGCAAATACTTTTAGCATATCAGGTTCAGTAAGTGGTTATAGTACAGTAGCAGCAAATGTACAAATAAGATCTGCAGGTGGACAAATATTTCAATCTTTAGATGATATTAAATTTGCAGCACCTCGTGCATTAACAACTCAAGAAAGAGCTGTTACATCTAATGATTATAAAACATTAGTACAGAATGAATTTGGTGATATAACAGATATGGTTGTCTATGGAGGTGATGAAGCCAATCCACCTCAATTTGGTAAAGTAGTTATGGTGGTATCAAGTAACACTTATGATACATTACCTGCATTTAGAAAGCAAGAAATAATTAATTTTATTAATCCTAAGTCTCCATTAACTATAGAACCTGTTATGCAAGACCCTACATTTTTAAGAATAGAAGTAAAAAGTAATGTAACATATAATGTAAATGAAACAACCATTAATGAAAATAGCATTCAAACAATTGTAGATAGTGCTATATCAACATTCAATACTGACAATCTTTCTAAATTTAATAAAACATTTAGACAAAGTAAATTAATAGAAAAAATTAATGAAAGTGATGACTCTATTTTAAGTAATGAGTTATCAACAAGAATGATAAAAGAAATTAATCCTACATTAAACCAAGGTTATACTGATACAGTTTCATTCTTTAATAGTTTAAAACCTGATAACCCTGTAACAATAGCTCAAGGTGCTTCGTTACCTTATTCAGAACCTGCTATTGAATCTGGTTTATTTACATTTAATAGTACAACAGGTGCATCTTTTAGAGATGATGGAGATGGATCCTTACAAATAATTGTAGCAAACAATTCAGGCTTAACTATATTAAATGCTAATGTAGGATCAGTAGATTATAGTACTGGTAATGTGGTATTTTCTAATGTAACAGTTAATGCAATAGCTACAGGAACAACAATTAAAATATATGCTAGAAGTGAAAGAGCTGATATTGTTGGTAAATTAAATGATCTAATAGAAATTAAAACAGACGATACAACTGTAAATGTAACTGGTATAAGAGAGTAATATAAAAATGGCTGGACTAAATGATTTTGAAGATTTTATCTCTCCGTTAATTGAGCAACAGTTTCCAGCTGTCTACAGAGACGAAGGCCCTGTACTTGTTGCATTCACAAAAGCCTACTACGAACATTTAGAACAAGAAGATGGTGATCTTTATAATACAAGAAAAATGTTTGAAAGTATGGATGTTGATCAAAGCGTAGATACATTCTTAGAACATTTTAGAAAAGAATTTTTATCAGGGTTTCCAAAAAATATTAATGAAGGTACAGCCTTTACAATAAAACATATAATGGATGTATATAGATCTAAAGGTACACCTAGAGCTGTTGAATTATTTTTAAGATTAGTATACGGTATAGATTCTATAATATACATTCCTGGCCAGCATCTAATGGCTGCTTCTGAAGCAGACTTTTATGAGCCAAAATATATTGAAGTAATAGTTCCATATGATCAAGACGAGGCTTTTAGTAATTTTCAAGGTAAAGATATTACAGGAACAATTACAGGAGCAACTGCAACTGTAGACTCGTGTTTAAAAACATCTGCATCTGGTAAAACAACTTATGTACTGTATCTAGCTAATGTGAAAGGCGCATTTAAAAGAGAAGAGCTTGTAGGGTATGTTGGTGGAACATTAGAACCAAAAATTACTGGCTCACTATCTGACGTTACACTTACTGCTAATGGTTCTGGTTACAGATGGATCAGGTCAAGCCTCTTATACAATTAATGATGGAGGGTATGGTTATAGTGAAAATGCAGCTCATAGTAATGTTTTAGTATCAACTGCAACAATAGCTGTAAATAATTATACAAATAGTAATGCTACATTTAGAAATGAGTATGGTGGTAATACATTTTTCTCATTAGAAACTATTACACAACCAGTAGAATTTTTAGATTTTACATCTGCAACTAGTACATTTGTAGAAGCATTAAATACTACTTCATATGTAATTGGTACTAATAGTAGTACAACCTCTTTAAATGGTTCTAATCATTTAGCTAATGGAAAGATTGGTGTGTTTAGTAACACAGGTGCAAATGGATCGTTGACTTTATTTGTAGATAGTGGTACATTTGGTAATCAAGTACAATATTTTCATCAAAGTAATACAGTAGCTTACCAAGTAGGTGAAACTGTTACTGTCAATACAACTGTTACTGGTGTACTTAATGCAGCTAACTCAACTGTACTAACAATTAATGCAGCGTCTGTTGGGTTTAGTAATGTTACAACACAACGTGTAACAGGAGAAAGATCTGGTGCAGTATCTAATGGAATGAATACTGCAATAGTTCAAACTGGTGTAAAGAAGTTATTTTTTAATGCTACAGTATCATCCAATGCTAATTCAACAGCAGTAGCTAATGGATATAAAACAGGAACTATAGTAGGTGCTAATACCACTGCTATTGGTCTTGTTGCAAACAGTACAGATAATTTCCTAACTTCTTCACAAAATTTTATAAAAGGATCTGATAGTAATACACACGCTAATGTTTCAGGTATACGATTAGGTATTGGTGGATCTTTAACTATAGGAACTGTTGAAACATTAGAAACTAAAAATGTATACACTGATTTTATACACAGTTCCAATAACAGTGCTAACACTTCAATGCTAGATGTTGTTATTAGTGGAGCCAACTCAGGTGTAGGTATTGTTAATTCAGTAACTATATCAGCAGCAGGTTCTGGTTACGCTAACAACGAAGCATTAGTATTTGCTGGTGGTGGAATTACCACAGGTAAGCTACCAACAACAAATGCAATAGGAACAGTAACTACAAATGGTAGTGGAGGTATAACTGGTATCACACTTTCTAATCATGGAGTAGGATATTATAGTGCACCAACAATAACTATTACAACATCAGGTGGTAGCTCTGGTACTTTGGTTCCTGTAATGAAACATGGTTATGGTTTAGCTAAGCATGGTAATACAATTAACACTACACATAGTGGTGGATTTTCAAATGTAATAAATGATGTCTTAACATTTAGTTCTGACACATTAGGTGCAATAAGAACATTTAGTAGTACAAGTGGAGGCAATAATTATACTGCTGCTCCTTTTGTATTGGTGCAAAATAGATTGGTAGATAAATTTAATCAAAGAAATATACAACTTAAATATGATAGTTTTATATCTTCTACAAGATCTAATTTTGCTGTTGATGATATTTTAGTACAAACACAGCCCCAATCTTTCTTAGCAATAACTCACAATGGAGCTAATGATGCAGCGTTTACAATTGGTGAAGGTATAGTACAGATAGTTAATTCAACTGTTAATAATTATGCAACATACGTTTCTGGTAACACTACAGTATTTACTATAAGAGATGGCAAACGTAGAAAAGTAGAAAGTGGTGGAGCTATCAATGTTGGTTTAACTGATGCAAGTATAACATGGGCAACTGGAAATACGTTTGTAGGATTAAGTTCTGGATCAACAGGTAATGTAACTGGGCAGTCTACTTCAATAGTTAATAGATTTGTTAAAGGAAAAGTGTTGACTTCCAACACAAGTACTAATATGTTAGAAGTACTGATGTATGATACAAGGTTTGATTTTAATGCAGCAGCCAATATACAAATAGAAGATTATAGTTCACAAGCTAATGTATTTGAAGTTTATGCTCATAGTCCTAATACAAGCACAAGAACAACAGGAATAAGATTAGACGAACGTGCAGGATTAAATGCTAACTTAACTGTTACTGCTACAACAGCAACAGGATTAATCAATACATTAGAAATAGTAAGATCTGGTTATGGATATCAAGATGGTGAAACTGTTACAATGAGTGGTGGAGATTTAGAATCAATATCAGGAGCTGCTATAGTTAATAATCATGGAATTTCTCCTGGCCATCATAGAAATAATAAAGGCTTCTTAAACGAAGATAAATATCTACATGATAATGATTTTTATCAAGAGTTTTCTTATCAAGTAAGGGCTGCAATTCCTTTTGATAAATATAAACAACAAATAAAAGACGTGGTTCATCTTGCAGGATCCAAGCCATTTGGAATGGTACAAACATCAGCAACAGCTAATATGGCTCTTGCAATAGCAAACTCAAGTGTAAGTCAGGCGTAGTATGGGTACATTAATAAAAAAAGAATTTAAAACACACAATGCTAAACAGTTTATGGAGTCATTAGATGAAACATCTAACTCTATCTATTATGTTTTCACAAGTAAACCTCAAGCATATACTGAGGCTTCAACACCTACACCTACTGATAGTGTAACAAATGCACAATACCAAGTATGGGATGAGATGATTTCTGGTAAGCAAGTTACTACTAGTGATGCAAAACATATGATAGAAAAAAATACTTGGGCAACTAATAAAGCATACCAGGCTTATGATGATCTTAATGGTTCTTTAAATGGATCAGATTATCATGCAGTTACTTCAGAAGGTAGTGATTATCATGTATGGAAATGTATAGCTAATAATCAAAGTAGTGGCAACAGTACTTCTAAACCATTATACTCAGATGTATCATCAAGTTTAAATACATTATATCTTAAAACAGCTGATGGTTATCAGTGGAGATTTATGTATACAATAACAGGTTCTAACTATACTAAATTTACAACCTCAACTCTTATTCCTTACTTAGCACATACTAATGCATCTACTAATGCTGTATCAGGCTCAATAGATGCTTACATAGTAACCAATTCTGGAAACAATTATAATGAATTTTGTAATGGTACATTTACTACTGTTACTAATGCAACATCACAAGTACTATCGAGTAGTAGTTTTACATTATCTACTAATGATAATTTCTTTAACAATTGTGCTATCTACATTAAATCTGGTACTGGAGCGGGTGCTTTAAATAAAATTATAGACTATGTTGGCAGTAGTAAGACAATTACTTTAGAAAGTGCATGGAGTACTAATCCAAGTACATCTGATAGTGTGTTTGAAATAACACCAAGCATAACTGTAAATGGTGATGGTAGTAATGCCACAGCAAGAGCATTAATTAATACTTCAAGTAATACTATTGCTAATGTAGAAGTATTAACAAGAGGCTCTGGTTACACATATGCTGACATTAGTATACAAGCTAATAATATGGCATCTGCTAACCTTGCTGTAATAAGAGCTCCAATAGCACCTACAGGTGGCCATGGTTTTGATCCAATTAATGAATTAGAAGGTAGCCATGTAGGAATTAGTGTAGAGTTTGCAAATACAGAGACAGCAAACATACCAACAGATAATGATTTTAGACAAGTAGGAATATTAAAAGATCCAAAACATGCTAACGTACATATAAATGGTACAGTATCTGGTACATGGACAACAGGTGAATTAGTAACACAAGCTAATACAACAAGTCATGGTTATGTTATATCAGCCAACAGTAGTTCTGTATTGCTTGCTAATGTAGTAGGACATATAGGTACAGGTAATTCAACCAACCATGCTAACATATCTGGTGGTAGTTCAGATGCTACAATGAATGTAACATCTGTTTTTGTTAACACAACAGAAGCAGCAACAATTAATGTATCAAACGAATCTCAAAGATCATCATTTACTACATTTGATCAAAGACATATATTTAAACATAATCTTGGTTCAGCAAGTGCATTTAATGAAGATGAAAAAATAGTACAAGATGATACAAATGCAAATGCATCCGTATTTTTTGCAAACACATCTAAAGTATCTGCTACAAGTATTAGAGGTACATTTAACATTGCAACTGATAATGTAGTAACAGGACAAACCACATCAAGAACAAGTAAGCTAACAGCACAAACAAATCCGGATTTAGTTCGCAATGCTGGTGAGATATTATACCTAAATAACATAGACGCAGTTAGTCGTTCAAACACAACTACAGAAGTTGTTCGACTTGTTATAACATTTTAAGGATAGAAGATGCCAATTAATACAGATCTAAACGTAACCCCATATTATGACGACTTTGATGAGGATAAAAAATTCCACAAAGTATTGTTCCGTCCATCTGTGCCTATCCAAGCAAGAGAGCTAACACAGTTACAAACAATATTACAAAACCAAGTTGAGCGTTTTGGTGAGCATGTATTTAAAGAAGGCTCTATTGTAAGAGGGGCATCCATCTCTGATGAAGATATATATTTTGCAAAACTTAATGATGCAAATACTTCATCAAGTCAATTGGTTATGTCAGAATTTGATAACACACACGTTGTAACATCTGCTAATCTTATAGCTCAAGTGTTTGAAAGAAAATCAGGTTTTGAATCTACAAATCCAGATCTTAATCAAATTTATTTTTATTATGTCAATTCAGGTAATAACGCTGGTGTAGAACAAACCTCATTTTCAGCTGGCCAGACATTAGATGTATATAAAACAAATACTACAATTGGTTCTGTAACATTAACAAGCAATACAGGATTAAGTTATTCTAATGCTGATACAATAACATTTAGTTCTACATATGGTACAAACGCATCTGCTAATCTTACAACTAATAGTACAGGTGGTATTATTGGTACATCATTTAACAATACATCATCACAAGGTGTATCGTTTAAAATTACAGACCTACCTTCAGTAGCAAACATTGTAACAAGTACAGGATCAAATGCTAACTTAGAATTGTTTGCTGTATCTCTTACAAAGAAAAATATAGTAACAATTGCTAATACAAGTTTTAATAGTGCTACTGGTAACACAGACTTTTTAACATTGGGTGAAGCAAAAAGATTTCAAGTTAATGACGGTGTCATATTTCAAAAAGGTCACTTTACACAATTATCTGAACAATCAATAATTGTTAGTGACTTTACAAAGTTACCTGACGGAGTAGCAGTAGGATTTAATACTGTTGAATCAATTTCTAATAATACAATAGATACCTCTTTAAATGATAATGCTTCAGGGTTTACAAATGAAAATGCTCCTGGTGCTTATAGATTAAAATTAACACCATCACTAGTAGTTAATACAGTTACTAATGCTGAATCTACTAACAACTTCTTTATCATAGCAAAATATGAAAATGGTAATATTGTAACTCTTAAACAAGAATCAGATTATAATAAACTTGGTGATAGATTAGCTAAACGTACAAGAGAAGAAAGTGGTGACTATGTAACAAAATCATTTAGTACTTTATCAGAAAGTATAACAAGTAATACCACACATCTTAATATAGCTATTGGTCCTGGTAACGCTTATGTGAGTGGTTACAATGTAAGTTCAATAGGTACATCAAGACTAGCAATTCCAAAAGCAGACACAACACAAAATGTTTCTTCAGCAGTTGTATCAAGTAACTATGGTAACTATCAATTGGTAGATGAATCCATAGGACACTTTGCATTTAACTTTGGAGCTGAAGTAAAATTATTAGATACACCAGCTAACAGACTTTCAACATCATTAGGTACAGCTGTTCCTACTGTTCCTGCAACTTCAAATACTACTGTTATCTCAGGAGCTAATCCTGCTTATGCTGGTGGCATTCTGGGTACTGCTAAAATAAGATCTGTTGAGTATGACGGAAATACAGTTGGCGATCCGCTTGGTAGATATAGATTATATTTATTTGATGTAGCAATGAACCAAGGTAAGAAATATCAAGACGTAAGAGCAATTTGGTATAGTGCACAAGGTTTAGCAGATGTTGTATTAGATGATAATGATAATGCTTCATTAAAAGAAACAGATTTTAGAACTTTAGTTACTAATGTAGGTAGACATGGTGTTAAATCATTAAGCATTAATGGTACTTCTAATAACCAATTTATTTTTAGAACAGCAAAGACAGATGGTGCTCTTGCAGTTAATGGTTCAGTAACATTTACAGTAACAGGAACAGAGACATTTCCATATACAGCAGGTGCGTTTTTAAATGAAACACAAGAAAAAGATTGGATAGTAGTATCTAATAATAGTACTGCACAAACAGTTTCATTAACTGGTACAGTAGCAGTAACTAGTGGAGCTGGTAATGTAACAGGAACAAGTACATTATTTACAACTGAATTTAAAACAGGCGACTTTATAACAGTAGCAGATGCTAACACTCATAGAATTACATCAGTAGTTAGTAACACATTAATGGTAACATCAAATAACTTTGGTGCAAGTGTATCAGGTAAAACACATGCACGTTACTTCCCTGTGGATGTTGCAATTAATATGGATGGATCAACATCTAATGTATTTGTTGGTACAAATTCTAACACTGTAACAATTAATGCTACAAGAGGTAAAGCACTTCATGGTTCTCAAACTTTACCAGTGCATGTATATCATAATGTTAAAAAAACAAGTGCACCACAGGTAGATAAAACATTAGCAACATCCTTTGTAAAAATAGTATGTAGTAATAATGCTGGTGGAATAAATGGCCCATGGTCTTTAGGTTTAACAGATGTATTAGATGTACAATCGGTCTTTGTTGCTAACCAAGCATACTGGGATGGAACAACTGCAGCTAATAGTACAGTATTGGATTACACAGATAGCTTTAGATTAGATACAGGTCAAAAAGATGCCTTCTATAGTTTAGGTAAATTATATAAAAATTATTCTAATGCACAAGCATTTGTAGCAAATGATTTCTTTGTAGCAAAAGTAAGACATTTTAAGAAAGATACAACAGGTGGTGGTAAAGGTTTCTTCACTGTAGATTCATATCCAGTGGATGATACTACTGCTAATGGTTCAAATGAATATGTTAAGACAGAAGAGATACCAGTATTTGTATCTGAAATAACTGGTGGAGCAGTTGATTTAAGAAATGCTGTAGACTTTAGACCAGTAGCGTCTAACACAGCAGTACAAGCTGCAACAGTAGGTGCAGCAACTATTAATCCAAATGTAGCAGTTTCGTTTGCTGCAAGTGAACAATCAATAGCTGCTCCTAATAAAAACTTTGTATTTGATTACCAATACTATTTACAAAGAATAGATAAAGTATATTTAAATGCACAAGGATCAATGGAAATAGAGAGTGGCACACCTAGTGTTTCTCCACTTACACCAAAAGACAAAGACGACTCTTTAACATTGGCTACTGTAACGATACCAGTATATCCTTCACTATCAACTAAAGAAGCTCGTGTAGCAAAGAGATTAGATTACGCAGTTATAGCTTCAGGTAAGCAACCTCGTAATTACACAATGAAAGATATAGGACAACTTGATCAAAGAGTCAATCGTCTTGAATATTATACTTCATTAAACTTATTAGAAAAACAAACAAAAGATTTAACTATCCCTGCTGAATCTAATAATGCTGTGGATAGATTTAAACAAGGTTTCTTAGTAGATAATTTTGTAGACTTAAACATTGCAAGTACAGCTGACGAAGACTGGAACGCTGGTAGAAATAAAACAGAGCAAACTATTATTCCAAAATTTACACAGAACGCTTTAAACCTAACTATTGTTGGTCATAGTAATACAGCAATTACAGGTGATGTTATTACACATCCTTATACCGCTGTACCATTTATCAGCCAAAGATTTGCCACAGTTGCTCGTTCAGTAACTCAAGGTAATTGGCAATTTAATGGTAGGTTAGCACTGCTCCCTAATTATGATGGCTTTACAGAAACAAGAAACAATCCTGATTTAGCATTAACTTTAGATATAGATCTGGCTACACCATTTGATGCACTTATAGAGGGTTTGAATTCAA